TGCATGAATTTAATGATGATTTATATATGCTTTGCACTTTGACGAAACAGGCTCCACAATTTCTTGATGCCTTTAGTTCATTCGAGAAACGCTGGTCTGAACTTGCAAAGGCATTGAATACACAAACAACCGGATCGGGACTTGATTGGATTCCTACTGGATTTTCCACAACCATGATTGATATGATTGAAATTAAATCAGTAGTTGCTTCTTTGTTTAAGACAATTGTGATGCCAACTAATCCTTATACCTATCCAATTAAAATTTCTCATGGTACAGCGTATAAGGGAGTTGAGCCTACTTCCGATTCTCCTTCAATGTATAAAACATCAAACATTGGAACAGATAATTTGACATTTACCGCGGTTAAATTGATTGCAAATTATGACCTTTCTGAGGAAATGACAGAAGATGCAGTGGTTCCGATTCTTCCTGTATTGAAAGAAGATATGGCTGAAGCACAGGCAAGGGGAGAAGATCAGGCTATTATCAATGGTGATACTTCAACCACACATCTTGATACTGGTTATACTGTTGATAATGACGATGCCAGACGGTGTTGGAATGGTCTTAGAGATATGACAATATCAACTCTAAAACAAGATGGTTCTACTTGGTCAACTTCTGCTGGACTTTCTTTGTTCCGGGCATTGCGTGAAGATATGAAGATTTATGGGCTTAAATCAAATGACCTTGCTATTCTTGCAAATACAAATATGATAGGTAAATTTAAGAATGTTGCTGAAGTAACAACCGTTGAAAAAATAGGTTCTGTTGCAACTATCATTGATGGGGAAATTAAGAAATTTGATGGGGTTCAAATTGTTCCCACTGAGATTCTTGAAGAAAATCAAAATGCTTCTGGAATTTATGATGGTACTACTGAAACATTAACTCAATATTTGCTTGTTCATAAACCTTCTTTCTGGCGTGGAATGCGTAGATCGTTTACACTTGACTTTGTGCGGAAACCGTTGACCGGAATGGAATATCTTGTTTCAACTACAAGAAAGCAATGGAAACCAATTCGCAATTCTGCTACTCAGCCGCTGGTTGGATGGCAGTATAATATCACAAAATAAATTAATTTTAAATTTTAATTATAGGAGATTTTATTATGGCTTCTGGTGCTGGATTTAGACACGAAGATAAAACATTTAATTCCCCGATTGAAAGGGTTGCTGTTGAAAGTGAATTTGGACCGGGGTTTAATTGGTCTGCATGGCAGTTGCAGAAGTTTGCAACAATTGGGTCAACCATTCATAATGTTTCAAATTGTGAGGATGTTTCCGATTGGGATATTTCTGATTCTGCTAATTTTAACGCAGTAAATGAAACAACCGATATTAGAACAGGATCAAACGCAATTGAACTTGTGGATGCTGGAACAACCGTTGGAACAACTGTTGCTCTTAATTCTGCACATTGCCCTGATAATGAGGATTGGTCAGAGTTTAATTGGTTATGTTTCTGGACACATGATGATACTGCATTACGAACAACTGATGAGTTAAAGATTCAGATAAAAAATAATGGCACATGGGGAACAGCAATTAGTGTTCCGGTTAATACAACTGCCGATGTGTTTGAACTGAAATGTATTAATATTTCTGGGGAAGATAGGGCACATGTTGATGGATTCAGATTTGTTAATAATAGAGGAACAGGCTCGGATGAAAAAGTTTATGTGGATGATATATTTGTTACTGATTTGATTACAGGTGAAGGTAGTAATACGGAAATAGCGGCTGGGCCTGTTGCTGGGCCTGTTAGACCTTTCCGCATTGCTTCTGGACAAACTGTTGTTCCGGGGTGTGGCGTTAATTGGGAATTATGCGAAGGTCATCTTGCCGCCGCAAATGATACAGCCGTTATTGGTATAGTTTGTCAAACTACTGATTTTGTTAATCGTGTTTCAAGCGATACTGTGCCTAAATATGCATTGATGGCATGTAGTGGGGCTGTTGTGTATTGCATGAATGTAGGGGCAACAGTGCTTGGTGATGGTGTATGCGTTGGAGCAGGGGCACTTGGTGTTTCAGATGCATCAACAAATGTAACGTATTCCTTTGCAAGGGCATTGGAAACTGGTACTGATAATTGGCATACTGCGTATCAATTAGCATTGCAATTAACTCAGGATTAATATTTAATTAATATCGGGGAGTGGAAATTTATTGTCTTTCCTCTTGTGCATGATTGTTTATTTTCATTCCCCGGTTTCTAAAAAGAAAGGAATAATTATGAAAGAAATAATATTTATGGGAATAAAGGAGGAAAAGAGCTTTGTTCACCGTGACCCAAATACGGGGCAGAGATTTAGATTTTCTGAATTTTCAAGGGCAAAGGCTTATATCGTTCCTGATAATGTTGCTGATTACCTAATTTCTATTAAGCCATATTTGTTTGGATTACGAAAAGATGATATTTTGAAAGCAAGGGGAATTGTGCTTGTTGAAGAAAATACTCCTGCGGATCCGTTAGATAAAAAAACAAGTAAAAAAGTAACACGAAAAAAAACAATTAAAAAGGTAAAATAGAATGAAAAAAATATTTATACTTTTTGCAGTTATGTTATTTTCATTTGCTGTTTATGGAAATGCTGAACAGCAAATAGGAACTTTTTCTGCAAATTCATACGCTCCAACAAATGCGGTAATTTCTTTTGACCAGTTGGATGCAGCAACAGATTACACAATGAAAATAAAATTAACTTCTACTAATGGAAAAATTATTTATAAAAATGTTTTATATCAAGTTACAATTGCATCAATCACAACCAATGTGATTTATAGATTACAGGGTTCTTTGGATGGTGTGAATTGGTTTGCACTTGATTCTGTTGATATAACGAAAACGGCTGATAGCACATATTCAGTTAATTATACTGGTAGTGGGCAGATTGTTTTTATACGATTATATTGGGTTTCTGAATCCGGGGGAACTTCTGCAACAATTGACGTTAAAGCAAAAATGTATAAGGAGGATTAATTATGAAGAAATATATAATCTTTTGTATTTTATCTTTTTTGATATGTGGAATTTTGAATGGTTATTCTCAAGATACTGTTGGGTTTCCTTCAACAAGCATAACATACTCTGATGCGGATTCAACCGATATTTCAAGCAATTCCATTGCTGAGGGGGATTTGGCTGAATACATTAGAAACAAGTATTCAATAAGAATAAAAACCATACATAATATTACAGCCGATTCAACTTTTTCAGCCGCAGATTTTAATGAAAGTGTAATAACAAATACAAGTGCCGCCGCTCCTGTTGTGATAACTCTTCCAAGTGCCTCTGCTGGGTTGAATGGAAGATTTGTTGCCAATGATGCTGATTCTTTAATAATTTTAACCATTGGGAATGATTCTTTATTTTGTAGTATTAATTGGGGAGTATCTAATATTACATCAGTTGCAAATTGTAAATCCGCAATTGGGATTATAGCAATAAATGATTCTGTCTGGGTTGTTTCCGATAGTACGGGAACATGGGCAAGTTTCTAATAAAGGTAGATAAAATGAAAAAAATATTTATAGTATTAATGTTTGTTTTATTGTGTTTTGGGTATGTATATGGGGAAGTATTAAATGGCGATTCTTATGCAGAAAGAGGATTGCTAATACCGTTGGATGCTTTAACAACAACGGATTCAACAGATGTTATTCAGTTCAATAATAAACTATTAGAAACAGTTAGTTTCTGGTATTGGTTTATTGATATTGATGATTCAACAAGTGTTTATTTTGAAGGAAGTCCTGATAATTCACATTGGGCAAATTTAGATTCGGATGGAGCTTCCATTTATACTTCTGTTGATAGTTCTTACACATACATGAAAACATTCAGGGATTTATCCTCGGTGAGATATATAAGAGTAAGGGTTGCTCCTGATGCTGGATTAAATATGGATTCTGCTGTAAGTGCAGGTTTTTAAAAAATGAAAAAATTAATATTAACATTATTGATTATTCTTAGTATTAATACTATTGTTATTTCAGATG